ACGCTGAGGTGGTCGAGCGATGGGTGCCTGTTGTGCGCATACGGCGCGACTTCGCAGGCGTGATCGATATTCTGGCGTTAGGCGACGCCTGCGTGATCGGCGTGCAGGCGACCAGCTACAGCAACACGTCCGCCAGGGTGCGCAAGATCGTGGAACACGAGAATTGGCCGATCCTGCAGCGGGCTGGCGTCAAGGTGCTGGTTCATGGGTGGCGGAAGGTTAAAGGCAGATGGGAAGTCAGGGAGGTGGAGCTGTGATTGAGTACACCCGCGTGCGCTTGAGCCGATGGGGCCAGTGGTGCCGGCACGGTAGCGCCCATCTTGGCTACCCAGCCAGCGCCGCATTTACCCACGCCGACGAGGGCGACCGCTGCGAATGGCAGGGCAAGGACATGCCGCCCGACATTGCCGAGGTGGAGGAAATCGTCAGCCGCATGGCCTGGCCGCTGCGTCAGCCACTCGTGGTCGTCTACGCCAAGCCCGGCCCGCTGTGGCTGAAAGCCGCATGGATGGGCATATCTCGCCGCACGCTCAAGCGACGATTGGCGACCGCCGAGAACTGGGTTCACTTGCAGTTGACTTAGTGCCCCGTTTTTGGTATGAAAGCCGCTATTGTGGTCTAGCTGTCACTACAGCGACACTGCGCCCGCCTTGCGCGGGCGTTTTTGTTTCTACGCCCGCCCCGGCACACACTGCGTATCGGTAATTTACCCAGGCCGGTATAGCGGGCACCTATTCACTGGACGACCGTTTAATGCCAGCAAGCGTATTCCACGTACTGACGGCGACGACGCCGGACGATCCGTCGTTCGAGATTCGTCCGCAAGCGCATTGGAATGCTGCGCACGCCGTTACGCTGAACCTCAGCGGGACCGACATCTCGCAGGCATTCAGCAACGCGGGCAACGTCAGCTTTGCGCTGGAGACCAACGGCCGCATTACCGCGTCGGCCAACGTCACCGCCGCGCCGTCGCCGGTCAATGTCACGGCAGGCACGACGAGCGGCAATCTTCAGACGATTGCCTTCAGCAACAGTAACGGCGTCAGCTTTGGCCTGAACGGCTCAACCGTCACGGCCAGCCACAATGGCATCACGTCGCAATCCGTTCAGACGCAGAATCTTGTGTCGGTGCTCGGCAGCACTGGCAACATCAGTTTCGCCAACAGCAATGGGATCACGTTCGGCGGCAACGCCAGTACCATCACGGCGTCGCACAATGGCCTGACCACGGCGGCTCAGTCGGATCACAGCCACGGCAACCCGACTCTCAATCTGACGAACCTGAGCGGCACGACCGCGAGCAACAGCGCAGGATTGACGCTTTCGCTGTCGGCAGCCGCACAATCTGTCCAGACTCAGAACCTGGTCAGCGTTCAAGGCTCGACCGGCAACATCAGCTTTTCCAACTCGAACGGCATTACGTTCGGGTTTAACGCGAGCACGATCACCGCTTCGCATAACGGGTTGACGACCGCCGCGCAGTCAAACCACAGCCACGGCAACCCGACGCTTGCACTCACCAATCTGTCAGGGACGACGGCCAGTAATAGCGCCGGCCTGACGCTCTCGCTTTCTGCCGCTGCGGGGGGCGGCGGTGCAGATGGCTACAACATCCTTGCCGCGGGCACTCAGACCGCAGGCACCGCTACGACGGTCAACTTTGCGAACAGCAATGGCGTTACGTTTGGCATGTCGGGATCGTCGCAGATCACGGCATCGCACAACGGCATAACTTCACAGACGGCGCAGACGGTCGGCATCTACGGCACGTCGAACACAACGGGCCAGTCATCCAGCAGCACGTATGACGCGCGCTCGCTGACGATTCGCGGCTATGGCGTGCTGTCGGTCGGCAACAGCAACGGGTCCATCCTGCTGTCTACGCCGGACCCGGTTGACTTCACGCAGCTTTCGGTTGGCGCGAGCAATGTCGGCAACACGGCAGGAAATACGGGCGTTGTCACGGGCCGCCTTGTGCTGGCGGGCGGCAACAATGTCACGCTGAGCGGCAGCACCAATGCCGGCAGCATGACGCTGACCGTTTCTGCCGCCAACCAGACCAATCAGACGCTCGGGCTGTACCACAGCAACAACACCACAGGTCAGTCCTCAAGCAGCACCGTCGATGCACGCTCGATCACGTTTGTCGGCCAGGGCAACGTGTCGGTCGGCATGTCGGCTGGCAGCGTGCTCATCAGCGGCGGTACTGCTGCGGCAGCACCTGTCCAGATCAGCGCAGGTACGACCAGCGGCAACCTGTCTAACATTGTTTTCTCGAATTCAAACAACGTCAGTTTCGGTCTGAACGGCTCGACGATCACAGCGAGCCACAACGGGCTGACCACGGCTGCGTTGTCTAACCACTCGCACGGCGACCCGCAACTCAATCTCACCAACCTGTCGGGAACGACCGCATCGAATTCGGCTGGGCTGACACTGAGCCTGTCCGCTGCGGCTCAGTCGGTGCAGACTCAAAACTTGGTGAGCGTGCAGGGATCGACGGGCAACATCAGCTTCTCGAACTCCAACGGGATCACCTTCGGGTTCAATGCCAGCACCATCACTGCGAGCCACAATGGCCTGACGAGCCAGAGCAACCAGGCTGTCAGCGCGGCCAACGGCTCCTATGCGTTCCAGACGTTAAGCTTCAGCAACGCGAACGGCGTTTCGTTCGGGACATCGGCGGGTTCGGCCATTACGGCAAGTCACAACGGCTTGACGACTGCGGCCCTGTCCGATCACTCGCATGGAAACCCGACGCTGAATTTGACTAACCTCTCGGGGACTACGGCGAGCAACAGCGCGGGATTCACCCTGTCCCTGTCGGCCGCTGCGCCAAGTGGTGGCGGCGTTGCGGTATCGGCCAACGGATCTTCGCAGAACGCGGGCACGGTGGTTTGGAGCAACAGCAACAACGTGTCGTTCGGCATGAACGGCTCGACGATCACGGCAACGGTCACGGTTCCCGCGCAGAGCAACCAGACGGGCGGCATCTATGCGGTCGGCAATACTACTGGTCAGTCTAGCAGCAGCACTTACGATCTACGTACCCTTAGCGTTGATGGGGCTGGCCTTGTCAGTGCTGGCTGGAGCAACGGTACTCTCCGCATTTCTGGCACTCAGTCTAACCAGGCTTTCAGCGCGTCTGGTGGTTCATCTGCATTCCAGACTCTAGGGTTTGAGAACGCCAACGGTTTCACGTTCAGCAACGTCGGTGGTTCGGTGCGTGGCTCGTACACGGTGCCCAGCGTTACGCAGTTCTTCAGCGCGACCAACACGACGTTCAACGGGGCCAACGTTTCTGGCTCGATGACGCTGAACACCAACGGACTGCAACTGTCTCTTTCGGCCGCTGCAGGGGGCGGAGGCGTCACGCCGGTTGCCTCGGCGTCCAACGGTTCGTTCAGCTTCACGACGATTGCTTTCTCGAACGCCAACAACGTCACGTTCGGTACGTCGGCTGGCAGCATCATCACGGCCAGCGTAGCGGCTCCCGGCGCTGCGGCTGAGAACAACGCTATTGCCCTGCTTGGTGTCAACACCTCGGGCAACACTACTGCTACTGGATCGACCATCGGGTGGTCGGGTGTTAACGTCACGCTGTCCGGCACCAACAACAGCCAAGTTGTCATCAGCGCGCCCGCAACCTCGTCACTGGTCGGCGTCAGCGGCGTGTCGGTCTCGACTAATGGCAGCACGATCAGCGTCTACGATAACGGAACGTTTTCTGGATATTTCGAGCCTTATCTTGATCGAGAACTTTTGGCGGCTCAGATTGGCAACGCACAGTTGTTTGTGCAGCCGATGCGGCTTAAAAATCACGTTCAGTTCAACGAGATCATCCAGCCGATCAATTTCTCGAACGCCTCAAACTCGTCGAACAGCGCAACGTTGTCACTGTTGGTGGGCTTCTACACCCGCAACGCGAGTACGTTGTCGCTGGTCACGAGCGCGTCAAGCAGCTATGCCGTTACGGCGTCTGGCACTGTTGGCAGCTACTCGATCTTCGGCGGCCCGAGACATTACCCAATCCCGTTCACGAGCACTCTCACGAAGGGCGATTACTTCATCGGGCTCTTGTCGCGCACGACCACGGGTGGCGGTGCTGGCATGACATGGAGCAACTTCGTTGCTACCAACATCAACAGCGCCTACTCGGGCCGGTTCTCGTCAGCCAACAATGCGACGAACCAGTTTGTCATGGGTCAAGGCTCGTATGCCACGACGACGACGGCCATTCCGTCCAGCATTGCGTTGTCTCAGATCAACGGTTCTGCAGCCGCCAACTTGCGGCCTGTCGTATACAAACTTGTCAGCGGCGATTTGAACTAATGGCTCTCTATCGCCAAGGCTCAAGTCTGTTGCGATTCGCCGGAGGTGGGCTGTTGTCGTCTGGAAGTGGCGGCAGCAGCGAAGTCACTCCGGTGCTCTATGCTTCACGCACCTCAGGCCCGGCTCCGCTTGCGGTCTATTTCGACGGTCTTGCCACTACCGCTGTCGATGTCAGCGATCCTTGGCGAAACCTCGGGTACTACTTCGACTTTGACGACACTGGCGCTGGAACATGGACTAATAACGGTCGCTCAAAAAACACTGAGTATGGTGGGCCGATTGCAGGCCATGTGTTCGAAACGCCTGGCACATATGAAGTGCTCATGTCCGCGCGTCGCTCGGACGGCGAGTGGGCGCAAGACAGTATAGAGATAACCGTGACTGACCCGGACACGGTGTTCTCAGGCACCAACACTATTTGTATCTCAACCGACACTAACACAACTGGGGCGCCTGCTGGCGCAACGCTGCTGACCAACCAGACGAGTTGGCCGACATGGCAGAGTAACCGGCGTTACTTGATTCGTGCCGGAAGGGATTATGAGTCGTTCGGCGGCATCGATGTTCCGCGCGGCGTGTCGAACGTCCAGATCGCTGCGTTCGGCAGTGGCGCTGATCCGATAGTCGCGTCAGCAACAGCGGCCTCTAGCGGCCCATACTCGGATTTCGGTCTTGCGTATCCAGAGAACGTTGTGTTCTCAGATTTGGACTGCACGGGCATTGTAGCTGGGACTGGGCCATATCGGAATGTTTTGTGGTTGCGGTGCAAGTGGAACGGCACGGCTGAACCCGGCGAAGGCATCCAGTTCGCTTACGACGCGGGATATAACGCGACAAGCGGCAACGACCAGTTGTTCTGGCCGGAGTGCATCTTTTTCGTGGACTGCGGACCTTCGGTAGCAGGGGAAAACGCGGGACTCTATGGGCATGGGATCGGTTACATGGTCATGGGGCACACAGCTCCGCGTGGCCCGCAGCACACCATGCGTCCATACAACATGCGCAAGTCTCTGATCGCGCATTGCGACTTTACAACGTTCGGTGGAAACCTCGTCATCAAGATGCAGGGTATCGGGACCAACTTTAGTGATTTTGGACGGTACCTACACCAAGACAGCGGCGGTGACCCATACGCTTACTACAATATCATTCGCGCTAATCAAATTCGTGACGACGACAACGATGGCATATGGGCTATTGCCGTGGCCCCTGAAAATGATGAAATAGGGTCAGGCGCGCAGTTGGTGCGAGACATCATCACCGAGGGAAACACGTATCACGGAAGTTGGATTAGCTCTTACGTGCGTGCGGGTAATCGCCTGACTCGTCGTGGGGATGGCGGGGCTGGTTACAATGCTGCCGCCAACGCCAGCAATTTCAACGTGAGACTTCCGGGTGGGGCGGGTGGTGCGAATGATGGCCCGTACTACGACGACGAAGCCGCTATCACGACTCAGCCGCCGTCGAGGTAAGCCATGCCATCATTCGTTCAAATCGTCGGCCCGACTGATCCCGGATTCGTAACGACGGCCAACATAACCGTCACTTCGACCACTGCTGGTAACGCCATTTGCGCGGTCATCAAGAACGGCAACAACGGCGATCCGACCAGTGTGACCTGTGGCGGCTCGGACTCTCTTAGCCTCGTTGATAGCTTCACTGACAGCGACGGTAACCGGATGAGCGTCTGGGAAAAGCTCGACATCGTCGGTGGAAGCACTACTCTTTCCGTCACATGGAGCGGCGGCACGTTTGGAATCGCGATAGGGTTCGCTGAGCTTAGTAGTGTCGATTCTGCTGGCCCTATCCTCAATGCAACTGGGACCGGTGCAGATGTCACGGAGTCGTTCACAACCACAGTCGATGCTGCCGCAGCATTCGGCATAATTACGCAAGACGTTGTTGCGTACACGCTTACTGGTGATGCGGGATACACGGTCACTCCCGGCAGCGCAGCGTTCCAACATTTGATGTACGACGCCGATGTAGGTAGCGCGGGATCAAAAGACTTTGGCGCTACTTGGGGCGGCGGCCCCGCATGGGAGTTGATCGGCAGGGTATACTACCCGGCCAGCGGCGGAGGCGGCGGAAATTCTATTGCGTGGATTAGGGCTTAACTAGAGAGAGAGGGCATGAAACCAGAGATCATCACGACACACGATCCGGGTTATCACAACGCGGACATTGCCAAGTCAACGCTTCGCGTCATTGAAGGCGGGTCATGGAAGAAACAGCGCGTCGTTGTCGTGCTGCCGGCAGCGGACACGATTCCGAGCAAGGTGGCGCTGTCGCATTGGTCCCTGTCGTTCCCGCCGAACCAGTCAGTGCATCGCATGCTGGCAATGGGCCAGGAAGTGGGCGATGCGTACAGCAACTGCATTGCCGAGATCCTTGCGCATCCTGACCTGAGCCAGTGGGAGTACCTGCTGACCATTGAGCACGACAACGTGCCGCCCTACGACGGCGTGGTAAAGCTCATCAAGCAAATGGAGAAGCACACTGAGTTTGCCTGCATCGGTGGCTTGTACTGGTGCAAGGGCTACGAGGGCTGCGCGCACATCTGGGGAGACATCAACGACCCGGTGATGAACTTCAGGCCGCAGGCGCCTCGAGCCGGCGAACTTGTCGAGTGCTACGGCACGAGCATGGGCTTCAACCTGTGGCGGCTGTCCATGTTCAAGGACGAGCGGCTGCGCCGACCGTGGTTCAAGACGCTCGACGGCAGTGAAGGCACTGGCATCGGAACGCAGGATCTCTATTTCTGGGGGGACGCCCGCAAGTATGGCTACCGGTGTGCGGTAGATTGCAGCGTCCTGGTAGGACATTACGATCACACGGGCGCATTCGGCCCGAGAGGGATGACATGGTGAACGCAGTAGCAGAAGCAGTGGTAACGCCGATCCGGCTGGACATCGGCTGTGGCAAGAACAAGAAGGCGGGTTTCCTAGGCGTCGATGCAATTTCTTTCGATGGCGTCGATGTCGTGTTCAACGCCGGCAAAGATCGGTGGCCGTATGAGGACAACAGCGTAGAGGAAATTCACGCTTCGCATTTCCTCGAACACCTGACCAACCTTGACGGGAAGTTGGAGCGCGTTCACTTCTTCAACGAGGCGTGGCGCGTCCTCAAGACCGGCGCAAGTATGACGCTGATCTTCCCGCACTGGGCCAGCAACCGTTTCTACGGTGATCCGACGCACAAGGAGCCGTTCAGCGAGTTCGGCTTCTACTATCTCAGCAAGGAGTGGCGGGCGGCCAATGCGCCGCACACGGACGCTCAGTACCTGCCGGGCGGTTATACGTGCGATTGGGAATGCACTTGGGGCTATGCCATGCACCAGTCGCTGACGACGCGCAACGCTGAGTACCAGCAGCACGCCATGCAATTCTGGCTTGAGGCACGCCAAGACATTCACGCGAACTGCAAGAAGAAGTAGGTAGAAGGCTGACACCGGCGCTGTCCCTCTCCAGCGCGACAAGGTGGGACGGGGCCTTGCGGCCCCGTTTTTTTCTGAGGTACTGACATGGCGTTTCAACCTATAGCGTTCCAACCTGCGTTTCAGCAGGTGGTTGCTGTCAGTACGGGAGCGGGAAGGTCAAACCGCAAGCGTCGTCGATACGTTGTTGAGATCGACGGCCAGATATTTGAAGTCCAGAGCGTCGAACACGCGCAGGCGATTCTTGAACGAGCGCGTGAACTGGCGACCAGGACTGCGCAGGAAATCGCCGCCGAGGTGGTGCCTGCGAAGGTCGTGCGCAAGGTCGGAAAACGGCCTGTTTCGCTGCCGACGCCAAAAATCAGTTCGCCGGACCCTGAATTGGCCGCTGCAATCAGCGACACGCGCAGGGCGATCAATGAAATTTACAAACAAGCCGCGTTGCAGGCAGAGCTGGCTTATTGGCTTGCACGGCAGCGCGATGAGGACGAGGAAGAAGCGTTACTGCTTCTGATGTGATATGGCCGCACCTTTAGGCAATAAACACGCTGCAAAAGACCGCTATGTTCGGAAGGCGCTGCTAGACGTAGCGGCCGAGTTCAGCCCGGACCCGACAAAACCCGAGCTGGCGTTCCAAAGTGTAGCGCGCGTAGTGTGGAATTTTGCGCTCGGTGGAGAGCGGTGGGCAATTGAGTTCCTGCGCGACACGATGGACGGAAAACCGAAACAGCAGATGGACGTGGATTATCAAGGTCCGCCCATCCTGACTGGCATGACCGTTACGCTAGTCAAACCAGAAGATGCACGTTAAGGCGGAAATCCCTGAAAAGCTCGCGCCGCTGTTTGAGCCGCACCGATACAAGGTGCTTTACGGCGGGCGAGGCTCCGCGAAGTCGTGGAGCGTTGCGCGGGTTGCGTTACTGCAAAGCCTGAAGGAGCCGCTGCGCTGGTTATGCGCTCGTGAGATTCAAAAGACAATCGCAGAGTCGGTTCACCGTGTTCTGGCGGATCAAATCAACTTGCTGGGGCTGGAAGAATACTTCCAGGTGCAAGAAACGATCATTCGTGGGGTAAACGGATCAGAGTTCGTATTTGCGGGTATTCGCGGTCTGGATGTTGCCAAGATAAAGTCATTTGAGGGCGTTGACCGCTGCTGGGTTGAGGAGGCGCAGGTCGTTACGCGCAAGTCGTGGGACATCCTGTTGCCGACCATCCGCAAGCCGGGGTCTGAAATCTGGATCACGTTCAACCCGGAGCTGGACAGCGACGAGACCTATGCGAGATTCGTGACTTCGCCGCCTAGCGAGGCGGTTGTCATTGAAATGAACTGGCGGGATAACCCGTGGTTTCCCGAAGAACTGCGCAAGCTAAAAGACGACTGGTTCAAGCGCGACCCAGAAGGCGCGGAGACGATTTGGGAGGGCAAGTGTCGCCCGGCTGTTGAGGGCGCGATCTACCGGCGCGAGATCGAGGCGATGAATCGGGATCGGCGGTTGCGGCCTGTGCCGTATGACCCGCTGCTGAAGGTTCACACGATTTGGGATTTGGGCTGGAATGACAAGACCTCGATTATCTGCGCGCAGCGTGTGGGCGGAGAACTTCGCGTGATTGATTTCGTCGAAGATTCGCATACCGGCTTGCCTGAATACGTGCAGGAACTGAAGTCGCGGAAATGGAATTGGGGCACTGACTTCTTGCCGCATGACGGCGCAAGCGGTCGGCTCGAGTCCTCCGGGTTGTCCGCAGAGGACATACTGCGTCGCCTGGGGCGCACGGTGCAGATCATCCCGCGCGGCGATGTGGAGGCCGGAATCAAGGCAGCGCGCATCACGTTCGCGCGGTGTTACTTCGACGTGGATCGCTGCACGCCGCTGGTCAATCACTTAAAGCGATACCGGCGACAGATCAACAGTGTGACAGGTGAGGCGGGAGGGCCGCTGCACGATGAGCATAGCCACGCGGCAGACGCTTTCCGTTATTTGTCGCAGATCGCTGATCGCATGACAAATGACGACGACAGCTGGAACAAGCCGCTGAAGTACGCAAATTTAGGGGTTGTTTAAATGGCCGATGATTTCGACGACCTGCTGAAAGCCATCGACGCAGCAGAAGAAAACGCCTACGGATCGGATACCGACTCGCAGCTTGCGTCTGAGCGTTCTGCGGCCATCGACGCCTTTCTCGGCCGCAATACCTTGCCCGCCCCGGACGGACGCTCGCAGGTCGTAGACCGCACCGTTTATGAAACGGTGCAATGGATCATGCCGTCACTCACGTCTATTTTTGCCAATGGCGATGATGTGGTGGAATTGCCACCACTCGGCCCAGACGACGAGCCAGCGTCTAAGCAGGAAGCGGCGTATCTGAATTTCATTGTTTTGCAGAAAAACAACTGGTATCAGACATTCACGACGGCGGCAAAAGATGCGCTGATTACCAAGGCTGGATACTTGTACGTATGTCGTGAGAAACGCACGCAGGTTGAGGTCGAAAAGTACGAGCGGCAAAGCGCGGACGGCCTCGCGTTGATCGTTACGGACGGTGCCGAGGTCGTCAACCTGAACGAATACCCGGACCCGGACGCGCAGCCGCAGGTGGACCCGGCAACCGGCATGCCGATGCCGCCGCCGATGCTGTACGACGTTGAGATTCGACGCACGAAAGACGAACAGGTTTACCGCATCAAAGCGCTGCCGCCCGAGCGGGTGAAAGTGTCGGAAAACTGCCAGACGGTGCAGGTACGCGAGTCGGATTACTTCGAGTATTTTGATTTCATCACGATCAGCGAACTGCGCTCGATGGGCTATGACGTTCCAGACGACATCGGGGACGATGGCGACGCAGACAGCGATACCGAAGAAGATGGCGCGCGGGATATTTACGGTGAATCTAGGACGGGCGAGGGCGAGGTAGAACCGTCCATGCGTCGCGTCAAAGTGCGCTGGGTCTGGATACGACACGACTACGATCAGGACGGGATTGCAGAAATGCAATACGTCGTCGTGGTCGGGCGCAAAGTGCTCTATCGCGAGGAAATCAACGGCGTTCCCGTGGGTGTGCTGTGCGCGGACCCGTTGCCGCATCGTCACGTCGGGCTGTCCATTGCCGATGTCACGGCAGATATTCAGTCGATCAAAACGGCGATTTTGCGGCAGGGTCTCGACAACCTGTACCTGACCAACAATATGCGGATGGCCGCTGACCCGTCGATGGTAAACCTTGACGACCTCCTGAGCAGCCGTCCGGGTGGCGTTATTCGAATGAAGGGTGGCGTATTCGGTCAGCATCTAGCGCCGATTCAGGTGCCGTTCGTGTTCCCGCAGGCAATGGAAGCCTTCGGGTTCATGGAGCAGGTGAACGAGGGGCGCACTGGCGTTAATCGGTACTTTCAGGGAACGGACCAGAATGCACTGAATCGGACCGCGTCCGGCGTCGCACAACTGACGACGATGGCTGCGCAGCGAGTGCAGCAAATTGCCCGCAACTTCGCGAACGGCATTGAATCCGTGTTTGCGGTGCTGCACGAACTAGTGCTGAAGGGCGGCCATCAAACGGACGTTATCAAGCTGCGCGGCCAGTGGGTGCAGGTTGATCCGTCAACGTGGCGCAAGCGAACCGATTTCCGCATCAGCGTCGGATATGCGTCCGGCAACAAGGACGCAATGGTGCAGAAACTGATGATGATTGCCAATTTCCAGAAGGAAGCGATCATGGGCGGGCTTCCTATTGTGAATGCACGCAATGTCTATGAAACGGCCATCGAATTGACGAAGGTGAGCGACTTCGCCGCCCCGGAGCGATTCTGGCAAGACCCGGAGCAGGCACCGCCGCCTGGTCCGCCGCGGCCTGATCCGACGGCGCTGGCGACCGAACAGCTAAAGGCGCAGACGCAGGTGCAGACCAAAGCGGCGGAACTGGAAACTGAAAAGCAGACCACGGCCGCAAAAATCGACCTTGAAAAGTACAAGGCCGATCTGGACGCGCAAACGCGCTTGACCATTGAGCAATTCAAGGCGCAGCAGCAGCGCGAGGTCGAGCAGTTCCGTGCCGAGCACAGCGTCGGCATGGAGCAGTTCAAGGGCACGCAAGCCATGCAGATCGAGCGGGCGCGTGCTGCGGCCAAAAACGAGCCGGCCGTCGAAATGGGCCAGCAGGTGCAGGCGCTGGCGCAAAACCTCGAATCAGCCATTGATTCGCTACGCGACGCGCTGCAAACCGTTCTGACGGCCCGCCGAACCATTCGTCGCGGCCCAGACGGCAAGGCAGAGGGAGTGGACGTTGTGACGCCTGACGGCCAGGTGATCGCGTCGCAGTCTGTCGTGCGCGGCCCGGATGGTCGCGCAGTGGGCACCGCATGAGCCTAACCGATGAAATGGATCGCGGGAACAAAGCCCGCAAGCTGCTAGACGATCCGCTACTGACCGAAGCGTGGGAGCAGGTAGAACGGACAATTACGGAAGCGTGGGCCAATGCGCCAATCCGCGACCGTGATGGGCAGCACGAACTGAAGTTGATGTTGAAAGCCCTGCGCGACGTGCGGGGCTGGCTCGAACAAACCGTAACAGACGGCAAAATCGCCGCTGCGGAATTCGAGCGTCTAAACCGTCGCGAAACAACGCCCGCAGAGATTCGGGCACTGAGGAAGTATGGATAACATGAGCGAACAATCGCCGGCACCGGCGAACTCGCAGCCGTCACTGGAGCAGCGGATCGGAAGCATCTTTGACCAGACGCCCGACAACGCGCCCAAGCAGCCAGTGGCAGCAGAACCGCAGACCGATGACACCGCAGTAGAGACAGAAGCGACAAGCGAAAATGTTTCACGTGAAACAGAATCGCCCGCCGATTCCTACGAGGAAATCGAGTTTGAGGGAGAGCGTTTGCAGATTCCGAAGGGCAGCAAGCTGAAAGACGCTTTGCTGCGCCAGCAGGACTACACACGCAAGACGCAGGAAGTCGCTGAACAGCGGCGGCTGTACGAGCAGTCCGTCGAGCAGGCGCGGCTGTGGCAACTGGATCGCGAATTTACGCAATCCATCCAACCGCAGCAGGTGTTGCTCGCGCAGTTCGATGCCGCGCTGAAGCAGTACGAAGGCGTTAATTGGGCGCAGATGAGCACGGATGAAATCGTCCGTACCAAGCTCGAAATGGACCGCCTCAAGGAAGGACGGGACCAAGTTTCCAAAGACATTGACGGCAAGAAGGCGCAGTTTCAGCAGGCGATCTCGCAAAACACGGAAAAGCTGGTACGACAGGGGCAGGAAATGCTGTCCAAGTCGATTCCCGGCTGGAACGAATCGGTTGCGAAGGAAGTCATGCAGCACGCTATCTCGGATGGGTACACCGAAGCGGAACTTCAGACGGTACTCGATCCACGCAACGTCACGACGCTTTGGAAAGCCATGCAGTACGACAAGCTGCAACAAAAAGCAAAAACCACGGTTCAGGAAGCTAAGTCTGTCAAGACGACGCCGACTAATCCGATGGACCCTAAAACAAAGGACTACCTGAACTACAGGAAGCAATTGCAGAAGGCACCGCCTAACAGCGATGTCCGCAAGAAACTTGTGCAGGATCGGGTAGCCTCGATCTTTGGTGGATAAAGACAATGGCTCAGATTTCCGGTACTACCTGGACAAACTCCATCGCGAATTCCCTCACGATGGCGACCAACATCCGCGAGGATGTCGAGTCGGTCATTTGGGAACTCGACCCGATGGATACGTGGGCGCTGACCAACCTTGACAAGGTGGACGCATCCAACACTTATCACGAATGGCTCAGCGATAACCTTGCTTCCGCCGCGTCAAACATTGTCCGCGAAGGCGATGATGCGACGTTCTCGACCGCCGCGCCTGCGCAGCGATATGGCAACTACTGCCAGATTCTTAACAAGACCTTCATCGTGTCCGACACGCTCGAAGCAGTGGACAAGGTGGGGCGTCGCACTGAGACTGGCCGGCTTGGCACCAAGCTGCTGAAGGAACTGAAGCGGGACTGGGAATTTGCTCTCGTCCGCAATCAGGCGTCGTCCGCAGGCGGTGCGGCCACGGGTCGCGCGATGGCTGGTATGGAGTCGTGGATTGCGGGTCCGACCGCCACTACGGCGAACACGGCCGCGAACGTCGTCACTGCGACGACCAACTCAACGACCTCGACCACGCCGGGATTCTCGGGCGGCACGGTAGCGGCCCCGACTGACGGCACGACGGGCGCGCTTACAGAGGGTTCGCTGAAGGCGGCCCTTCAGGGTGCGTGGGAAGATGGCGGCGATCCGCGCGTTATCCTTGTCGGCGCGCGGCAGAAAAACGTCATTGATGCCTTCACTGGCATCGCGACGCGATTCGTTGACAACTCGCGCACGCAGCAGGCGTCCATAATCGGCGCGGCGAATATGTACGTAACGTCGTACGGACAGCACGTCATCACGCTCAGCCGGTACGTTCGCGATACGGTCGTGCTCTGCCTTGACCCGGATTATTGGGCGATTGCGTTCCTGCGCCGGCCGCAGACGAAGGACCTTGCCAAGACGGGCGACGCGACCAAGAAGCTGATCGTTTCGGAAGGCGCGCTGGTGTGCCGTAATCCGAGCGCCTCGGCTAAGGTCGTGGGCTGCGCCTAAGCCGTGATTGTGATTGTCGGTCACGGCCCCTCGATCCTTAGTGGTCGTGGGGCCGTGATCGACTCTCACACGGTGGTCAGGCTCAAGCGGGGACTAGCTAGAAAATTCGACGATAAGCAAGACCCGCTCAATTGGGGGACGCGCACGGACTACCTCTTTGCGCGTTCCCTTATTTTTCAGGATTACGCAAACGGGGCCGAATTCTGGCTTTACCGCGATGAACGTGCGGATTGGTTCAAGACATTCGCTCCGAAAAACCCGAAGCCGAGCACCGGCTTATGTGCCGTGTTCGCTGCCGTGGAACGCTTCAAGCCCGACGTTATCGGACTGATTGGATACGACCGGCTGCTGTATCCAGGCGCGGAAACGCCGCGATGGGACGGCAGACATCATTGCTGGGGGCATGACGAATTCGCCGAGCATCGCGCCCTAACCGCGCTCGGCGTGCGAATCGTGGATTTGGCTAAAGAGGATTTCAATGCCGACATTTCTGGATTACGACCCGCTGCGGGGTCTGGAACAGTGGCAAGACTCGACATACGGGGACAACCGCTTGCAAATCCATTACCGGCAGGATGTCGAGCCGGTGCTCGAGCTCGCAAAAACCGAGAGGATCAACGGGCTGACAGACAAGGGCATCAAGAATGATATGTGGCTGTATGCGCGTATCCCGCCCGTGGTGATTCTGAAACTGAAATACGAATACGGGGTAGACATCTTCAAGAAAGACCACATGAAGAAAGCGTTTGAGATCATCAACCGCGACTTCCCGTATTTGAAAACGACAAAGAAGCGGCATACGGTGAAAGACTAATGGCACTGGTAGCCGAAATCGGAGCCGGCAAGACGCTGCCAGAATCTGACAGCGGAACGCACCTGGTCGTGCAGAAAGCAATGCAATTGCAGGAAGCGGACAAGGTGCCGGAGTCGATTGAACTGCTCGAAAAGCATCTGCGAAAGTATCCAGACGACGCGCACGCATTGACGGCGCTATCTAACGGGTTAAAGAAAGTCGGGCGCGTGGCGCTCTCGTATTACGTCGCGAAACACTCGGTCAGTCTGCGGCCTGAGCGGCCGGAAACGTGGTGCGCGGTCGGGCACTCAGCGCAGAACCTGTGGCGATTCGATGAGGCCGTATCGGCGTATCGCAAGGCGATACAGCGCGCCAAGACTGACAAGCAGCGCGCTTTGTACCTGAACAACATGGGATCGTTGTATCTCGATCACGGTCAGTTTAAGAAGGCCGAGCAGCCACTACAGGAGGCGTTAAAGATTGATCCGAGCGATCCGATGGCACTTCACAATTACGGGCTGTCGCTGTTGGCAAGACGCCAGTGGGCAGATGGCTGGAAGCATTACAGCGCATCGGTCGGAAGCAAGGCACGGATGCGGATAAAGTACCGCAAAGACCCGGAGGAGCCGGAATGGGACGGCACGCCAGGGCAAAAGGTTGTCGTCTATGGCGAGCAGGGGCTAGGCGATGAAATTTGCGCCGCATCAATGATCCCCGACGCCGCCGCAGTGGCGTCCGTGGTCATGGATTGCGACCATCGACTAGCAGGGCTGTTCCGTCGTTCTTTCCCGAACGCAAAGGTATACGGGACAAGATGGAAAAAGGAAGTTGTATGGGACGCGGAGGATCGCGAACCGGACGCATCGCTTCCAGCGTTTGAGCTGGGCAAATTCTTTCGTAACGCGGACGCGGACTTTCCCGGCACGCCCTATCTGGTCGCAGACCCTGAGCGGGTGTTGATGTGGCGGGCATTGTGGGCCAGCAAGGGCAAGCCGACTATCGGAATCGCCTGGACTGGCGGAACGTGGCACAACGCCGCCGCTTACCGGCAACTGCCGCTAACGGAGTGGCAGCCGATTTTCGATGCTGTGGATGCGACGTGGGTATCACTGCAATACAAGGATGCGGCGGCCGAGCTCAAGGGAGCGCCTGTCGTGCAGTACCCGCACGCGACATTGACGGCGGACTACGACGACACGGCGGCACTGGTGGCGTCCTGCGATCTGGTCATCGGAATGCAAACCAGTGTCTGTCATCTGGCCGGTGCTCTGGGTGTGCCGGTATGGACATTGATTCCGTCCACGTCACAGTGGCGATACGGCGAATCAGGCGATACCGTGCCTTGGTATCAATCAATGCGGCTATACCGGCAGACAAAGGACGGATGGGGGCCGGCCGTTCAGCGGATCGCGGAGGCATTGCGTGCTCATTTCTGACGAATACCGGGCGCAGCAGGCGCATTTGCACGAAACGACGAACTACGGCACGGCGTCGATCAAGTACGCCAAGCTGGTAACGGAAATCATCGACCGGCTGGAAGTGCGGCACCTGCTCGATTACGGTGCGGGTAAGCAGATGAACTTGGGCAAGCACATTCGCCCAAAGCACGCGCTGAAATATCAGGCGTATGAGCCGGCAGTGCCAGAAATGGCGGGTTCGCCGGTACCGGCCGAAATGGTCGCCTGTATTGACGTACTGGAACACATCGAGCCGGACCTTTTGGACAACGTGCTGGATCATCTGGCGTCGCTGACCGAGGCTGTATGTTTCCTGACAGTTCACTGCGGGCCGGCGTCAAAGGTGTTGCCCGATGGCCGAAACGCGCATTTGATTCAGGAGCCAATGGATTGGTGGTTGCCAAAGCTGACGAGCCGATGGGACATCCAGACCTGTCAGCGCATTCACGATCAGGCGTTTTACTTCATCGGCTACGCACGGCCTCGGGTTGAGGCGGTCGATGGCAGCAAGATGATTTAAGCAATGTCTGCCATTCCTGTATTTGTTGGCTACGACCCTAGAGAAGCGGCTGCGTATCACGTTTTCTGCCAATCGGTCATTGAGAAGGCATCGCGACCCATCGCGTTTTATCCGCTACATCGGCAGATGCTGGCGAACTTCGATGGGCAGCGCGACGGGACCAATGCATTCATTTTCTCGCGCTATCTGGTGCCTTACCTGAGCGATTTTCGAGGGTGGGCGATTTTCTGCGATGGCGACATGGCCTGTGTCGATGACATCGCGGAGCTGTGGGACCAGCGCGACGCGATGTATTTTAACAAAGCAGTAGCGGTAGTGCAGCACGACTACCGCACAAAACACCGACGCAAGTACATCGGCACGCCGATAGAGAACGACAACATTGACTACCCGCGTAAAAACTGGTCAAGCGTGATGCTGTGGAACAGCGGGCACTACGCAAACCGCATCCTGACACCTGACTTTGTTCGTGAAACGACGGGACAGTTCCTGCATCGGTTCGAGTGGTTACGGGATGAGCAGATCGGCAGTCTGCCGCGCGAGTGGAACATGCTTGCCGGCGAACAGGTGCTGGACGATCCGAAGCTGATTCATTACACGCTCGGCGTGCCTGGCATACCGAACTATGCGCAGTGCGATGGGGCCGAGCATTGGCACGCAGCACGGCGGCGTGCCATGCACATCATAGGGGTTGACTAATGGCAATTGCGACGTATAGCGAACTGGTGACGGCGGTTGCCAGTCATCTGCACAGAACCGATCTGTCGTCCGTCATTCCAGACTTCATTACGCTGGCTGAAACGGAAATGAACACGCGGCTGCGGTTGAACTGCCAGTTGACGGTGGCCGATCTGACGTGCAGCAGTCGTTACACCGCGCTGCCATCAAACTTGCTGGAACTCCGTACCGTCGAATACAACGGACAGCCGCTAGTGCTGGTGCCGTATGCGACGCCGGAATATATGGCGCTGGCGGCGCAGGAAAACGACTCAGGATCGCCGCGCCGTTATTCTGTTATCGGCATGAACATCGAGGTTTATCCGGTTCCGTCGTCGGTCACTCTGACGCTGATTTATTACGCGCAGATTGGGCCGCTGACTTCCAACACGCCGACGACTACGATTTTGACCAAGTATCCAGATATCTACTTTTACGGGACGATGCGACAGGCGGCGCTGTATACGCGGGACGCTGCGCTAGGCGCAGCCATGACCTCGGCATTCAATGCGGCTATCGTGCAGGCGCAGCAGGCCGGCGAATGGGCCAAGTATCCCGGCACACTTCAGATCAGGGCGGCATAAATGGCACTCGAAACGGCAACCTATCTTTCGGAACTGAACACGTCCAACCCGGCCGCGTCAGACCAGAAGGCGGAAGGCGACGACCATATCCGCCTGATTAAGACTGTCCTCAAGACGACGTTCCCGAATGTCTCGGGCGCTGTGTCGCCGACGCATACGCAGTTGAATTATGTGGCGGGCGTCACGTCTGCGATCCAGTCACAGATTGATGGCAAAGCCCCGTCTGCGTCGCCCGCATTTACCGGGACGATTACGGGCGTGAACCTGTCCTTGTCAGGGACGCTTAGTGTAACGGGTATCGTTACGCTCACGACGTATGCCGTTGGCGTGACTGAGGCGGCTGACTCGAACAATACGCGGCTTGCCACGACCGAATTTGTTAAAACGGCTGTCGCGTCTGCGACGGGCGGCGCATCGCGCGCTGAAATGTATTTCTACGGGAGTTTCTAATGGCAACGGGCATCCTCGGCACTTCTACCCCTTCGGCGACTGCGTGGACTTCGGTTTATCAGGTGCCGACCGGGAAGGTGGCTACCTGTAACGTCTGCGTCGCCAACCGTAACGCTTCGACAGTGACGTTCCGCATTGCGCTGTCGGATAACACGACGCCGAGCAACGGGGAACATATCGTTTACGATTACACACTTGCGCCGACTGGAACGCCGGCATCCATTTTCCAGTACACGGGGCTGGTCATGGACGCCGCTTCGCGCGTGACGGTGTACGCATCGGGTTCTGGCGTCGATTTCGTCGTGATCGGATACGAGGCTTAATCCAATGGGCATCATGGCACCTTATACGCCGGCAGCGACGCGATCCATTGTTAATGGCTATTCGAGCGGCGGCGTCATATCTGGCGCAATGTCGTTTGGCAGCAACGCCGCCAAGACGACCGCATCGGGCGCGCTGACTGCCAATACCCTGGCGACGGTCGTGACGGTAACGGGGCAAGGCTATGCCTCAATGATTGCCGCGGTTGTAGACGATACGACCTCGCGCACTGTGCGGCTCGTGGTCATCGTGGATGGCGTGACGGCGTTTGATGCGACTTCATCGACCACCACAACCGCAAACACGGGACTGGTTGCGGTGGGCAGTATCACGACGGTCAACGGCTCTCCGGTACTGCTTGACGGCCCGCCCATTCGGTTCAACGCTTCGCTGGTTATTCGTGTGGCGTCAAGCCTGACCGAGACCGATAACCTTACCGTCTGGCATAAGGTCGTTACGGAGTGATCGTCCCTTTCGACAATCTCGGATCGCTGGGCGTTTCCAGAGACGCTTACGCGCACGAACTGGCTCCGGCCGCGTGGTCGGACGTTCGCAATGCGCGGTTCCGCGATCAGTTCGTCGGCAAGACGCTCGGACACGCCGCCGTGTACGGCACACCGACCGTTGCGCCCTATGGGATTTTCCCGTACTCGACCGCTACGGCGCGCGTATGGATTTACGGCGGGCTGGCGAAGCTGTACACGGCCAACGCGGCAGGCACGCAGACCAACATCACACGTCAGTCTACGGGCGTGGACGTGGACTATGCGGCAACAGCGGCCAAGCGGTGGAACGGTTGCGTCGTGGCCGGTGTGGCGTACCTGAACAACGGCGTCGATGAACCGCAAATATGGACCGGAACGGGACGCGCGGCGAACTTTTCTGCCACGCTATCGTCAGCCGGCTGGCCCTCGACGACGACGTGCCGCAGCTTGCGTGCGTTTAAGAATCACGTTATCGCGCTGAACGTAAACAAGAATGGGACGGCATATCCGCACATGGTCAAGTGGTCGCATCCGGCAGACCCAGGCGCGGCCATCGACAATTTCGATCATACCGATGTCACGCAGGATGCCGGAGAGTTTGACCTTGCAGACAATCCCACAGTGGTCGTGGACGGCGCAACGCTCGGGGAACAGTTCATCGTTTACAAGGAGGGCGCTTACTACGCCATGTCGTATATCGGCCCGCCTTACATCTTCAGCGTCCAGAAGATCAGCGAGGCGCAGGGAATGCTGGCGCATTCGTGCGCAGCGGAGTTCCCCGGTGGGCATTGCGTGCTTGGGCAGGGTGACGTTTACATTCACAGCGGCGGGCCGCCAACGTCGATTCTGGACGGCCGGATGCGTAAGTGGCTCGTGAAAAACATAGACACGGCCAATTACGACCGCTGCTGGGTGGCGGCAAATCCAGTGGCGTCTGAGATTTGGGTCGGGCTGGTCGTGCCCGGTAGCACGTCCGCCACGACGGCGCTGATCTGGAATTGGCGTGGTAACACCGTCACGCTGCGCGATCTGCCGTCCGTAGCTTATGCCAATACCGGGATAGTCGATTACAGCGCGACGGATCCGTGGGCGGGCGATACGGAAGTCTGGAACGACGACACGGATGCCTGGAACTCGGCCGAGTATTCTACAACGGCCTCGCGTTTGGTCATGGCGTCGGCAGCCAATACGGCTATTTATCTTGAAGGCGTAGGCGAGACATTTGCCGGGACTGCGCTGACGTGCCAGATCACACGCGAGCGTCTGTCGCTGGACGACCCAGCCGCTGTCAAGCTGGTGCGTGGTATACGCCCGCTGATTGAGGCGGCTAACGGTACCGTCGTCAATGTCTACGTCGGTTCCGCAATGGATCAGATCGCTGATACGACGTGGCAGGGTCCATTCCCGTTCACGGTGGGCAGCGATCAAAAGATTGACTGCCTTGTATCCGGTAGATTTATCAGCGTGCGATTCGAGAGCACGTCCACGTATGCGTGGCGCATGAAGCGATACGATATGGATGTGGAAACGGTGAGTTACTTCTGATGCTGGTTTTACCGCGTTCCCCTCGGGATGAGTTCGAGCGGGCCATTGTCGAGGAGCTGCGCAAACTCTCAACTGTGACGGACCAACAGGCTGCACTG